ACGACGGCTACGACGGCGCGATGTTCCTCTCGGCGTCCACGAAGACCCGTCCCGTGATCGTCGACCAGAAGAAGAATCCTCTGGCCGAAGAAGACGGCAAGCCTTACGCCGGCTGCTACGTCAACGCAGCGATCTCGCTGTGGGCGCAGGACAACCAGTGGGGCAAGCGTGTGAACGCATCGCTCGACGCCATCCAGTTCGTCAAGGACGGCGATGCGTTTGGCGGCAAGAAGACCACCGCTGACGTGTTTGGCGAAATCGAAGAAGACGACAACGACAGCTTCCTCGACTAACCAATAGGGGCTGGGGGAGTTTGGAAGTCGCCCCCAGCCCTAACCTTTAGGAGCAAGACATGGACCGTCGCACTAAAAAAGAAATCATTAAAGAGCTAGACAAATGGTCTGGCGTCATTGGCCACCGTTTTGAGATGGGCGGCAGGCATCAACGCCTTCACATCGAAACCGAGAAGGGGAGCCGCTTCGTGGCCATGTCCTTGACGGCATCTGACCACAGAGCTACCCAAAACAAGATCGGCGATCTCCGCAAGGTGCTTCGCGAACTTGGCGCAGAGAAAGATTGAACAGTGCAGATCAGCATCGACTTTGAAACATATTCCGAATGTGACATCAAGACAGCCGGCGGCTACAACTATGCCGCCCACCCCTCGACCGAAGTCATCTGCATGGCGTGGGCCATCGACGACGAAGAGCCGCAGCTGTGGACACCCAGTGAGCTAGTTCCCGAACGGCTGTGTGACGCCATCCTCGACGGCGCAGAAGTCTGGGCGTGGAACGCCGCCTTTGAACGCGCCGTGTGGGAACACTGCCTGAAGGACACTGGTATCTTCCCTCACGTCCAGCCACATCAGTGGAACGACACCGCCGCGCTTGGGGCCACCCTCGCCCTGCCCCGCGCTCTGGGCCAGTGCGCCGAGGTGTTGGATCTGGTCGAACAGAAAGACACCCGTGGCCGCTACCTGATCCAGCGCCTGTGTAAGCCCTACCGTGGCGAGCGTCGGCGCGACCAGCATCTGCTCGACGAGCTTTACGATTACTGCAAGCAGGACGTCGTCACAGAGCGCGCCATCAAGAAGTACGTCCAGCACTACAAGCCTATGGGCGAACACGAACGTGAAGTGTGGCTGCTCGACCAAGCAATCAACTGGCGCGGTGTCGGCATCGACACCACCAACGTCGCCAACGCCCTCGACCTGATCATCGCCACGGCAGAGCGCCTGAACGCCAGCGTGGTCGACATCACAGACGGCGCGCTGTCCGGTGTCGGCTCCCGCGCACAGGTCATGGCGTGGTGCCGCGATCAGGGCTACCGGCTCACCGGCTACGACAAGAACGCGATCTTAGAGGCACTGGCCGACCCTGCGCTGCCGCCGGTCGTGCGTGACGTGCTGAAGGTACGCCAGACACTGGGCAAGGCGTCCACGTCGAAATATCTGTCGATGCAGAACCTGGCGGGCCATGACAACCGCGCCCGTGGCGTCTTCTCGTATCACGGCGCGCAGACAGGCCGTTGGGCCGGTCGTGGCTTCCAGCCGCAGAACCTACCCCGCCCTGCGTTCGACGACGCCGACAACTGCGTCAAGCTCTTCGAACACCGCGACCCTGAACTGCTGGAGATCCTGTACGGCGACCCGATGGTGGCGCTGTCCTCGACCCTGCGGTCGATGATTGTGCCTGGCGCCGGCAACCGTCTGCTTGTGGCCGACTTCAACGCAATCGAAGCCCGCGTCTTGGCGTGGCTTGCAGGCGAGCAAGCGCCTTTGGACGTGTTCGCCAGTGGCCAGTGCATCTACTGCCACGCCGCGACAAGCATCTACGGTCGCACCATCACCAAGGCCGACAAGGAAGAACGCCAGATCGGCAAGGTCGCGGTGCTGGCGCTGGGCTACCAGGGCGGCGTCGGCGCGTTCCAGACAATGGCTGCGGCGTACCGCGTCGAGATCTCCGACGAGATGGCCGACGACATCAAGGTCAAGTGGCGTAAGGCGAACCGGAACATCTCGCGGTTCTGGTACGCGCTGGAAGAAGCAGCGAAGAACGCTGTGGTTCACCGTGGCCATGCGTTTGAGGCTGGGCCGATCACATTCAAATGTCATGGCGACTTCCTGTTCGCCAAGCTGCCGTCAGGCCGCAGGCTGGCCTACTACAAGCCGGTGATCGGCAACAACGGTCTTGAGTTCTGGGGAACAGACAGCCGCCTTGGCGGACGCTGGGCGAAGCTAACGACCTACGGCGGCAAGCTGTGTGAAAACGTCACGCAGGCTGTGAGCCGTGACCTGTTGGCCGACGCCATGTTGCGCGTCGAGGCCGCTGGATACCCCGTGGTTATGTCGGTGCATGACGAAGTGGTGTCTGAAGCGCCGATTGGGTTCGGCTCGTTGGAAGAATTCGAACGGCTGATGTGTGTGATGCCCGATTGGGCCACCGGCTTGCCGATGGCTGTCGAGGGCTTTGAGTGTGAAAGGTATCGGAAGTGAACCTATTGAAACTATTAGCGGCGATTTTTGCCGTCGCGCTGTTCGTCGTCTTACTGCTTTTTAATATCTTGGCCAGTGTTGGGTTCCGGTGGGGACCGGCGGTGTGCCAGTGATCCTAGAACGTGACATCGAAGCGAAGGCCGTGAAGTGGGCCAAGGCCAACGGCTGGCTGACTTACAAGTTCGTCAGCCCATCACAGCGCGGTGTGCCTGACCGGATCTTCATAAAGGCCGGCCACGTCGTGTTCATCGAATTCAAGGCGCCAGGTAAGAAGCCGACACCGCTTCAGGCGCAGACGATCCGCAAACTGAAAGACGCCGGCTGCGAAGTCTGGGTCTGCGACAACGTAGAAAGTGCGATAGATGCTCTCTCGGAATGATCTCCACCCCTACCAGCGCCAAGCGGTCCAGTTTATCAAGGACACGCCGTCGTGCGCCCTGTGGCTCGACATGGGCCTTGGCAAAACCGTCTCAACCCTGACGGCGGTTAAAGACTTGTTGGGCGAGGGTGTGGCGAAACGTGTCCTAATTGTGGCGCCGCTGCGTGTGGCGCTGTCGACCTGGCCGAACGAGGTCAAGCGGTGGGACTTTCTGTCTGACCTGTACATCCACCAGCTTGCAGGGCTGTCGCCAGCAGCGCGCCAGAAGGCGCTTGTGCAGCCAGCCGAGATAAGCGTCATCAATCGCGAACTGGTGCCGTGGCTGGTCGAGGCATACGGCAACCGCTGGCCATACGACACGGTGGTCATCGACGAGGCCAGTGCGTTCAAGTCGACGCAGGCCAAGCGGTGGCGCGCCCTGCGCTCTGTGCTGCCGAAGATCAAGCGGATGATCGAACTCACCGCGACACCAGCCGCAAATAATCTGATCGACCTGTGGCCTCAGATCTATTTGCTCGACAAGGGCGAACGGCTGGGTCGGACGAAGGGGATGTTCCTTGAGAAGTTCTGCCGCACGGTCGGCAACCCCCAATGGAACCAGTGGGAGGTCAAGCCAGAGAAGCGCGATGCGCTGTACACGCTCTTGGCCGACCTGACTATCAGGATGTCGGCCAATGATTATTTGGATGTCCCTGATCGTGTCGATTCTGTGATCGAAGTCCTACCTGTACAGAAATGGCGTAAGCAGTATGCCGACCTCCAAAAAGACTTCGTGGTCGCGCTGGACCAAGGCGAGATCACGGCGGTCAACGCGGCGGTGCAGACGGGCAAGTTGCTCCAGATGTGCAACGGCGCTGTCTATTTGGAAGAAGGCGGGTACGAGGTTGTCCACAACGACAAGCTCGACGCGCTGGCCGAGTTACTAGAACAAACAGACGAGCCAGTGCTTGTGGCTTTTCAGTTCAAATCCGATCTCGCCAGGTTGCGTGAGCGGTTTCCGCAAGCCACTTTCTTGGGCAAAGACCCCGAAGTGATCGACCGTTGGAATGACGGGAAAGTCCCGCTGCTGCTGGCGCATCCAGCCAGTGCGGGGCATGGTCTTAATCTCCAGAAGGGTGGGCGCACAATTGTTTGGTTCGGATTACCTTGGAGCCTTGAACTGTACTCCCAGTTCAATGGCCGTCTTCACCGGCAGGGGCAGGACAAACCCGTGTTGGTGTACCACCTCTTGGTTAGCGGCACTGCGGATGAAGCAGTCCATTCTACGTTGACCCAGAAAGACGCGACCCAGCAAGACCTCTTGGAAGCCATCAAAAAGTTGCAGACCCTGAAGAGTTGAGAGATGATACAACTACAAGTTGCGTCGATAGCCAAAAGTGCAGGAGTGTGGTTCATGGAATTCAGCCGCCGTCTGAAGCAGGCGTGTGATGAAAGCCCGATAGTCCCCGAACACGGCAAAGGCCGTCAGGTGTATCTGGCCAAGAAGATGAACGTCACACAGGAGGCGGTCAGAAAGTGGCTGGAAGGCGAAAGCTTGCCCCGCCCTGACAAGATCGCCCTACTGGCCAAGACGCTGGGGGTGGATGCGCTGTGGCTCCAACTCGGCACCAGCCCGCTGGAGATCGCCGACAAGCGCCAGGCGGCGCAGCGCGGGGATGCAGCGGTGTACGGCGTGATGTCGTATCTGCTACTGGCCGGCTACCACGTCGCAATCCCCCAGGGCGACAGCAAGGTCGACGTCTTCGCCATCAAGCATGGCACCCAGCTATCTATTGTGGCCCGAATGGGCCAGCCGCTGGCCAAGGGAGAGTGGACGGCCACCTTCCCCGCCACGGTCGAGGCGCGCTGGCAGGCAGTCTTTGCCACCGAGGGCCAGTCGCTGCATCTGGAGATCGTGGACGTGCCGCCGGAGCTTGCGCTGCGCCACGGCACACGCACTGGCAGCGGTGTCGAGGTGCTGATCAAGAGATCGCCGAAAGGCCGGTACACGCTGGGCGGTGTCGAACTGCGCCAGCTTCGCAATCCCGCAGAGGAAACCTGATGGAACGCCCTTGGATTGGTTTGAAGGAACTGGCCGATCTGTTCGGCCTGACGCTGGGGTCTATTCGCAACGCCATCGCAGAGCAGCGTTTCCCTGTCCCCACCTACAAGCTAGGAAAGCGTGTGGTGGCCGACAAACACGTCGTGGAGCAGTTCTTTGCCTCACGACGTGCTGACGGCATGAAGCAGATTACGCGGCGCGCGTCATAGGGATCACGTTCCCCGCCGCTTCGATCTTCTCTTGGTAGCGGCGGATGGCCACAGGGCCGTTGTGCAGATCCGCAGGGCGGAGATGCAGATACCGCTGAAGCATCTTCAGGTCTTTGTGGCCAGAGCAAAGCTGCACTTCGGTGATGCCGTAGCCCTGTTCGAACAGGCGGCTGATCGCTTCGTGGCGGATGTCGTGAAGGTGAAGGTCTTCGATGCCAGTCGCCGCGACGGCAACGGTGACGCCCGTGCTGACCGAATCTGCCTTGTACGGGAAGATGAACTCACCCTTACGCGGCTGGCGCTGGACGATGTCCCACGCGGCGCCCAGCAGCGGGGCGATCTCGTCGCGCTTCTTGCGTGGATGTTTCCGCTGGCGGATCAGGATCGTCCGGTCGGCCTCGTTGATGTCGTCCCAGCGCAGGCGGCACGTCTCGCCGATGCGGAACGCACTGGCCAGTTGGAACGGCAGGATGTCCTCATACGGGATGCGGGAGTGGGTAAAGTGGTCGACGATGGTGTCGATCTCGTCGTCGCTGACCCGCCGGTCACGCACGTTGGACTCGGCGATGATGCCGTGGGTCCGCATGAAGCGCACAGCGCGTTCGTAGGACACCATGTCTGGCCGCGCTTCCCACAGCGTCTCGGCGGTGGTCAGGACGGTGCGGAAGTAGATGACGTACTGCTGGCGGGTGCTGGGCAGGATGTCGCGCTTGCCGCTGATCCAGTCGACCAGCACTTCGGTCGTCAGCTGGTCGAGGCGCTTGTCGCCAAGGTCAGTGGCTGCACGGCGAACGATGATCGCCTTGTTGTACGGGACCGGCTTGCCGATCTGGGCCATGCGCTTGAGGTATTCCTCGACGGTGTCGGCCACGGTGGCCTTGTCGACCGCGAACTTGCCCTCGTCGATCTTGTATTCGGCGTCTCGCGCCCAGCGTTCGGCCAGGGCTTTCGTCTTGAACGTCTTGGAGACTGCGGCGTGGCCCTTCTTGCGGATCAGGACTCTGTAGCTGTCGCCACGCTTTTGAATAACGGCCATCGGTACACTCCTTGGTACAGTGCCAACGTGTGTTGGCGTGTTGCACATCCGTAAATCAATGACTTACGATGAGTGGCACTGTACCAGATAAAGTGTTCGTTGCAAGCCCTAAGTTGATGATTCGTGAGGGAAAATGTAGGTCCGCTCGGTCACATTCATCATGCTACCTAATTTGTTCATATTCAATGACTTACGAGTGGGTTGGTACAAATTTGGTACAGTGGTCAAGCCCGCTTCGCGTTCCCCAAGCTCCAACTGCCACACGCTTGGCACTGGTAGCGTTGGCGGAGGCTGGCCTTCGTCCGGTGGAAGCCCCGTGCCTGGGTGCGGCTGGAGCCGCAGGCGCCGCAGTCCAAGGGCTTGGTGGCCCCCATGTGCGGATGGGTGGAGATGAACGCCCTGACGTGCTTGTAGACCTTCTCGGTCAGCATAACATCGCCAGCGCAATACTTGGCCATACGGCGCTGGGCTGCTTCGTCGCCGTCCATCACCTTGAGCCACAGGTCTAAGCCTTCGTGCTTCACCTTGCTGCCGAGGCCCAAGATCTGGGCGACGTAGTCGAGCTTGTTGCAGATGTACCCCAGCTTCCGCACCGACCTGTAGATGTCGATCTGGGTGAGTTGCGGGGCCGGCGGGAGGCCGTGCAGCAGGAACTCGCCCTGCAACTTTGGAAGATCGAATGACGCGCCATTATAGGTGGCTACGGCTTCCGCCTCCTCAAGCGCCGCGTGGACGATCTGGAGCATCTCCTTATGGCCATGCTCCCAGTCGCTGTAGACGGTGGCCTTCTTGTCAGCCAGCCACTTCATCCCGACGCAGATTACACCGCCGTCTATCAGTATTTGTTTATGGCTTATATGTTGATCGCGGATACCGAACGAAGCCACAACCGCGGGCTTCGTTTCGATGTCCAAAAACAGAATCTTCGGCGCCATGCATAATAGCTTTCTCTGTTATTGGGCTAAAATTCCAGTTGCTGTCGCAGCGCCCGCCGACCGGCCCACGTTCTTCGACGTGGCTTTCACCTTGTCGAACGTGTCTACCTTGGCGAGGATGCTGTCGAGTGCTGCTTTTGCCTTCTTCGGGTCTGTCTCCAGCAGAATAGGCTGAAGCTCTTTTGCCAATGCTTCTTGGTTGCGGACAGCTTCTAGTTTGCCGGCGTTCTTTGCGCTCAACCCTATTTTTTGCATCAAAGTCGGGATTAAAGAGACGCCACCCGTGGCCATAGCGGTGCCGCCTTCGGCGACTGTACTCAAAATACCTGGCTGACCGGCTTGCGCTGAAAAACTATCGCTCACAAGACGACGGGGATCGGTCTGCGAACCATCGATCAAGTTGCGCTTTGTTTCACGCATCAGGTCTTCGAAGTCAGCGCGGGTGTTGATGTTGCTGACATCGGCTTCGGGGAATACGACCTTAAGCCGCTCCTGCATATCGTCGCCACGCAGCATTTCCCAAGGGTCTTGGTTCCGGCCTTTGCGCTTCATCTGGTCGATGATCTTGTTGGCCACGCCGATGCGATACGAGTCCAGATCCTCTGGCGAGAGGTCTTTGATGTGTTCGGCGATCTCTTTGGCGTTTGTCTTTGGCGACATGATCGCCTTACCGCCGAGGGTCAGCTGTTCGGCCTGCGACATGGCTGGCGACAATGTGTCGAGATAGTCGCCATAGTCGCCGTTCAGGCCACGCATACGATCTACCAACTCGCCGCGCGTCTTCAGAACTCCGCGCAGTTCGCCGCCACGGTCGTAGACCAACTTGCCGGCGTCGTTGCGGTATGTGTCGATGTGGCTGTCGATACCACGGCGCATATAGTCGAGAGACTCCCACGACGCGCCTTCTTTCAACACGATGTTGCCTTCGGCGTCGAGGTCAACGCCCAAGCTCTTCCAGTCGCGCCCTTCTTCCTTGGCGATGGTCTGCGCCTTGGCCAATCCCGCTTTTGCGGATGGCCGTTGCAGCAGTGAGTTTAGTGCAGGGTCTGCTACTGGCGACATCTTGGCGAACGCGGTCTGTTTGATCGGCGCAGCGTCAAGCACGGCCTTACCCGTGATGTCCTTGCTCAGTTGGGTGACGTTCGTCTCCGCGGCGAGGTTGCTGTCCACCGCCAGCACTGCACGACTGCCACTCGCCCGATCCCTGCCAAGGAGGGTCTGACGCCCCTGCTGGCCTGCTTCGGCGGAGTTGGTGATGGCGTTGTACGCGAGTGAACGAGCGCCAGGGTCGGCGTCGGCCAGTGTCGCAGGCAGGCCGAGATTGTCGGCTTGGTCGAGTGTCTCGCGGGCTAGAACAGGGTTAACCACGTTCTCGGCGATGAGCGATTCCGCACCGCTTGGCGCTTCGGCCAAACGACCGGCGAGCTTGCCGCCGATGTAGTTACCGGCCACGTCGCCGAGAAGAGCGGTGCCTCCGCCGATGAGTGCGCCGGTTTTACGGTCTTCGTTATTTTCAAGCGCACCGGCAGTGGCGCCCAGAGCTACGTTCGCGCCACCTTGCACCAAACGGGCTACCGCGGGGCTGAGTTGTACCGCTTTCGCTCCTGCGTTGATGCCACGGCCAACAGGCAGGAAGCTGCCGATGCCACCCGCGATGTTGCCGAGGGTAGAAAGGATCGGTGAATTGTCGCTGGCGTAACGCTTGTAAGCGTCGATTTGAGCCATACGCTCAGGGTCGCCGCCGCTGGCAACTTCATCAAGCCCGCCCAACAGCATACCGTTGGCCGTGCCTACGGCAAAAGCGCCGTAGCCTGTATCGGCCATGTTGCCGGCCACGCGCTCAAGGAATGAGTTTTCGTCAAGCTGCACTTCGACGCTCACCCGTGGCTCTGGCAAGCTCTTCGGCAACGGCTTACCGGCGTATGGCCGGTAGGCTTCGACGTTACGTTGCACAGTCGACACCAGCGCATCTGACATTGGAACACCGCGCGTCTGAGCCAGTGCGATGATGTCCGACGCCGAAGACCCGTTACGGATCATTTGTTGTATGGTTGTGTTCAGACCTTTCTTTGCAGGGTCTGGGACCATTTTGGATTCAGTCTTGCTGATGGTTTGCGGCTGGCGCGATATGTTTTCTGGTGTGATCGACGGCGGACCACCGGCGGGTCCGTTACCACCACCCCCTTGGCCAGAGGTGCCTGGGGCGAAGCCGGCCATGTATTCTTCCTTGGCCTTCTGGTACGAGGCTTCAAGCATCTGCTGCCGCTGTTCGCGGGTGGCGCCGACCAGAGCCTCGGACGGAAGTGTTACGGCTGCGTAACGACGCAGTAGTGTCTCTTCTGCCTTGTCCAGTTCGCCGGTCAGGAACTCTGGGCCAGCGTTAAGAGCGTCGGGTTCGACGTTAAAATTAACGCGACCGAGTGCTTCAAATTCAGGCACTGCTGTCTGGCCAACACCCGTGCCTGCTGAACCCATCGCTGCGCCACGCTCTTTCAGCGTCTGGATCATGTTGAACTTCGCGCCGGAACGGATTGTGCCGAGTGCTGCGTCAAGGCTGGCGCGGTCGGTGCCTGCGTACAGCGCGCCGCCGACCAACGGAAGCCCCGCTATACCGCTGCCCCCTTTGCCTTCGGCGGTGTCGGGCCGGCCTACCAAGCCGCCGATAGTGCCGGTGCTGTAATCGTTGGTGTACTGGCGCGCGTTGCGGATCGCCAGCAACTGGTTACGCACTTCCTGCGTGGCAGCGTCTTCGACGATGACACCACGGGCGCGGTTCTTTATCGCGTCTTCGTAATCAAGCCCCTTGAGGTTCGTCTCGATAAGCGTCTTGTCAGTGTTCGCCGCGGTGTTGACGTCGCCGACAGCACGGCTGCCGATCTGTGAACTTGTGTTGCTCAAATCCGCTTGGTTCCGCGCCGCAGTTGCGGGAGGAAGTGGAACGCGCGTTACGGCAGGGCCGTTTTGGGCTGTCGGCGCGGGGCCAATAGTCACAATCGCGCCGTTCGGCTGACGCTCGACGATGAACCCGTTGATGACCTTACGCTCTGCCATGTTAATTATACCTTCCACGAGAATTGCTTACGTCGGGCGCGTTACCCCAGCCAGGGAACGTGACGTGTATAGAGTTTCCGTTCGACGGGATAGCTTTACTGCCAGGGTATTCAAGCCTAATCCGCTCAATGGCTTCGGCCTTTGTCATCCCTTTCGGGATGCCGAGGTCTAACCCATCCCCGCTTTGGTGCGAACCTGTCCGTGTATTGGTCAAGCCCTGCGCCACAAGAGCATCTTGGTGTGCCTGCGTCCGGTAGCCGCTTGTCGGCGTGAACCCAAGTTTCCCTAGATTGGCCATTGGGTCGAAATCACTACCGAAAGGTGCCACCAGCGTTGCCGCTGGTGCCTCCCGCTTTGTTCCAATCATCCTCACTGAACGTAGGCAACGAGGCGGCTGGTGTCGGGTTTGGCGATACAGGCGGTGGGGCGCCAGTGGGAATCGGATCGCCGTACTGAATCATCTGCTTGATGGTGCCATCCGAGTTGTAGAGGACGCCTGTGCCGTTCTCGGAGATCGAACCGAATTTAACACCGCCAGTGTCGTCCAAGCGGGTTATCACGTCTTTACCACGGGCCAGTGTTCGGGCGAGGTCAGGGGTGTACGCCATCCGGTCCAAGCCGATGCTCGTGGCCATTGGGCCGTAGACGGGGTCTTGCATCAAATTCGCAGCGCCTTGGGCGTATGTCGCGGCAGGGTCAGCCGCACCTTTTGCGTTGGCCGCGAGGTTCGCGAACAGATCATACGTCTCGCCCATCCGCTTGGATTGGTCAGTCAATAGGTTCGTCATGGCCTGTGTCTGATTTGCGCGCAGGCTGTCCATCGTCTGCGTCAGGCCGAGTTTGGCGGTGCTGATGTCGGCCAGTGTTGATTTGTAGCGATCCTGCGCCGTTGCGTTCGGGCGGAACGGAGCCGCGAGATCGTTGTTGCCCCCGCCGATGGCGTTTTCAAGAAGCCGGAACGGTGTGCCGACCACGGCGCTGATCGCGTTGCCGACGACGTTGAGTGGGTTCTTTACCGACTGGCGCTGCCGCAACGCCGCTTCTTCCGCGCGTTGTAGGGCCGCGAGTTGGGCTGCTTCGTACTCCGCCATCGCTTCTGGCGTTTGCGGGCCAGCGAGTGCGGGCGTCTTTTGTACCTCTGCCGCTTTTACGGCAGCGGGCATCACGCTAGATGTTGGCGCCCGCGCCGCTGCGGCGGCGTAGTCCACATATGAACTGCGCCCGACGTCCTCAAAAGTCGGTGTGTCGGCCAATACGCCGATATTCCTGCGTTGGAAATTAACAGCCATCTGTCACCCCTGACCGAAAGGCGCGAAAGGAGTCGCGCTAGAATTGTTGCTCATCATCGCCAGCATCTGCTGCATCGCGGCTGGGCCAGCGAGCGACGGTGCGTTCATGGCGATCTGCGTTGGCTTGTAGTTCTTTGCTTTGGTCCCAGTAGCTGGCGTTACGCTGAACACGTCCTGCGGCATGGCAGACGCGCCTGGCAGACCAAACACAGACGCCACAGGGATGCCCGTCATCGAAATGGCAGTTGGCTGGTAGTTCTTCGCCTTGGCGCCTTGCGCTGCCTGCACGTTGAACTGCGCCTGCTGCGGCGCCCGTATCATGTCGAAGATCGACATGGCGTTCTGCGGCATCGCCTGCGGCGCAGCGGTCGTGCCATAGCTCTGCCGCGATGATGGCGTTTTGATGCTTTGCATTATTTTGTCGAACAGACTAGCCATATCACCCAAATCCTACGTTCGCGTTAAACGACTTGGAGTTACCCGTGGCCGAGTTCGACCCCATGTTGCCGCCCATGCCGTAGCTGTAGCTGTTGTTGAAGCTGTTGCCGAAGCTGTTGCTGGTCGAGTTGTCCAAGCCGATGCTGTTGCTCGACGACAAGACGGTCGGATCGCCGATGAGCGACTTGTACATCTGCAACGAGTTGTACGGGTTCATCTGGTTGCTGTACTGCGTGTCGAGAAGCTGCTGCTGGTACTGACGCAAGTAGTTGCCAGTGTCCTGCGCCAGTTGAGCGTTGTTGACGCCCGTCTGGTATGCCTGACCCATGCCCTGCTGGCCTGCCTGGCCGATGTTGAACGCGAGGTTAGCGCCCTGCCCCATGAGGCCGGCGTTCAGTGAGTTCGTGCCGAGAGCCGCGTTCTGGTTCGCCAAGCCCTGCTGGGCTGCGATGCCGAGGCCGGTGTTGTATGCCTGGCCACGCATATTTGAAGAGATGTCGGCCACACGGTCGCCCGCACCACGCATGGCGATGGCGTCCATCACCGCACGGCGGCTGGAGCCGCTGTTGCCAGTGCCTGCCGCCATAGCAGCGTTGCCGGTCAACTGGTTTTCACCGAGGTTACGCATGACGTCACGGCTTGCCGCGTCGATCTGACCGTCGAGATACGGGTTGTACGACGCCTGCGCCGCCGTCTGCATATCGATGCCGCGGTTCATCGGTGTGCCGTAGACGTTGCCGCCGGCCATTGTCGCGGCTGCGTTACCCGCAGTGTTGAAGCCACCCGTGTTTTGAAGTGACTGCATAAGCTGCTGCCGGAAGATGTCGTTGCCGACCCCTTGGCTGAAGCCGTACTGCTGGCCTAGACCCTGCGCCAACATCGGATTGATGTCGGCGGTCTGCCGATCCGGCATCCCGTAGTTGCCGTACAGGTTCGCCGCGTTGGCGTAGATGTTGTCGATGTACGGCTGCTGGCCACCGTAGATGTTCTGGCCCGACTGCGAGATATTGACGCCAGTGCTGGCAGCGTTCGATCCCTGCTGCGAGCCGCTCTGGCTGATGTTCTCTTGGAGATCATAACCAGCGGTCGCGCCTGACGAGACGTTATTGCTCGACGACTTACCAAAACCAAGACTAGCTAACGCCATATTTATATCCTACGCAATGAATGTCCAAGAACCATCGAAGTAATAAAGCCCCCGACCGGAGCCTGGATTCCATGAAGTTCCATCCGCGATGGCCAGTTGGCCAGTGACGGGTTTTGCTGGAGCTTCAAAGAGAACGGGGATCGTTGGTGTTTGCGCGGCCCTAAAGCTGTCGGAGACACGTTGAAGTTCAAGTGTCGCCCAGCGGCGCAAGTCTTCGACCGTTTTGGCGAGAGTTGGTGCAGGGGTGTAACTCACCGCTCTGCTACCTCTTCCACATCCAAATCAAATCCACCCAACTGCCAATACCCTGCAACGGATGAAGATTCAATCCTTAATGCAAGATAACGGCCAGAAACGCGGGTATCGATCTTGTAGTCGGTTTCGACATTGTATTCTTTCGTCGTCTTCCACGTCACCGGCCCTTGGGGGCTGGACGACGAGCCGACTTGGAAAGTGACTGTGCCAGTGCCTTTTATCTGCGGCAGGATGCGTTTGATCTGAAGGACACGCTCTGTCGGGCGCTGAAGCACCTGATCCATGTCGATCTTGGTTGTCTCGACGAACGATGTGTACGACACGCCGGATGCACCAAACGTCTCGTTGTGGGCCTGTATCTTCGACGCGCCGTTATTGGCTGAAAACAGCCGTGTGTTGCGCGCTTGTGTGTCGGCGCCAAGGTCAGTCCACAGTGCCGACCAGCTGTCCCACTCGACGTTCAGGTCAGTCCAAGTCGCGCCTGTGCCGCTGCCGCCACCGCCGATGGCAGGGCCGACGCACATTGAACGCACGTTCGGCAGATCGCGGAAAGTCCAAGCGTCGTTGGCGTAGTTCCACACTGCTGCCCTGTTGGCCGTTTCGACGTTGGAGGCGTTCTTATCGGCGTACCCGATCCATATCTCGTTTGTCGAAGGTTCGTGGACGACGAACACGCTGCGGGCGTCGGCCACGCTGCTGTAGAACGTGTCTTTTACCCGCTTCGTGGCCACGGGTTGCTTCGATGAGCCGTCGTGGATGTAGATGTCGTCACGCCCGACCACGAAGTGGCGGTTGTCGAACACGCAGACTGCGCCACGGTTGATGATGCCGCCGTCGTCAAACAGTTCGCGGAACGCAAACACCAGCGGGGCGCCAATGAATGCCATTGAGTACGCGCCACGTTCGGCGTAGATGATGTTGTTGCCTGCCAGCGGTAAGCTGTCGATCAGCCTGCCAAGACGGCCACCCAGAATGTTCTCGCCCGCCAGGTTGGTCGTGCTGGTGATGTCGTAGCTGCCTGGCACCGATGTCGGATCGAACTCGTCGCCCCACCGCACGGTGTACGGGTATTCGGTCGAACCGTCTGTGTAGCCAACCATCACCAAGAAGGAGACGAAAGGCTTGATGCAGTTCGTGCGTAGATTCGTTGGCCAGTTGGCGATGTCAGCAAACGCGGTGCCGCTTGGCGCCATGTATTGCGGTTTGTCGCTGCCGTTGTTCGCCAGAAAGCCGAAGCCGATCTGGCTAGTCTGCCAGCGGGGGCTGTTGGCGTACCCGCTGGTGTAGGCCGCTGCGGTGACGTTGACTACGGTGGAGCCAGCGTAGCGGTAGAGGTTGTTGGCTGTGCCGATGACTAAAGTGTTGTTACTGTCAACAAACCAGCCCGCGACGTGCGTCGGCGCGTTAGGCACGGCGGTCACATCGACGTGGCCCAGAGACTTGCCCAGACGACCGTTGAACATCTGCACGTTATTGCCTGCGGCGAACTGGGTCAGTTCGACGTCATACGGCTGCTGATCGGGGACAAGCCCGCCAGCGCCGATGTTCCGCAGGGGAACCATGACCATTAGCGGGACTCCAACTCCGCGACCCGCAGTTCAAGAGCCTTGATGGCTTCGATCAGCAGGCCGACCAAGTTCTGGTACGCCACACTCTTCAGGCCGTTTTCGTGAGTGTGTACGACCTCTGGCACGACGCGCTCAACCTCTTGCGCGATCACACCGATGCGCTCTTCCATGTTGAACTTGCTGATGTAGCTGACGCCACGCATCGCCTTGACCTTGTACAGCGCCTCGGTGATCGTCTCGACGTTGATCTTGGTGCGTTCGTCCGAGAACGCCGTGATGTCGCCAGTGGCGGTCACAGTGCCGGATACGGACACGTTGCCGGAGATGGTGCCACCGCTGGCCGAGTACTTGCCGTCAAGCGCCGTCTGAAGGCCAGAGATGTCGGCGATGGCGAGTGTGACTGCGCCGGTCTTGCCAGCCACGCTGCTGACTGTGCCTGCGTTTATCGTGATGACGCCGGTCGTGCTGTTGTACGAGCCAGCGCCTGACACGCTGATCGCAGAGCGGGCGCGGGCGTTGGTGAAGTAGAGATTGGTGCTTTCGGCGACGTCCGCCGTGTTCAGCGTTACTGAGCCTGTTTTGCCAGCCACGCTGATGACAGGGGCGCCCGTGGCGCTGAAGCTGATGACGCCAGTGGTCGGGTTGTACGAGAGATCGCCTGCTGCGCTGATCGCTGCCCGCGCTAGGGCAGTGGTGAAGTACTTGTTTGTCGTTCCCTCCGCCACGTTGTCGGCGTTGAATGAGATGTTGGCCGTGCCGTTAAACGCGACACCGTTGATGGTGCGCGCGGTCTGGAGCGCCGTGGCGGTAGAGGCGTTGCCCACCACTCCGCCAGACGCAGTAATCGGGCCAGACACAGTGCCACCGGCCAGCGGCAGATACGCTGCGCTAAGTGCGGTGTGCGTGGCCGTCACCGGCCCTGTGATGTTGGGGAAGGTCGCCTTAATCGCAGCCTTGATCAGGCGCAGATGGTTGTCGCCCTGGTTGGCGTTGTCCGACGACGTCGGATTTGTTTCGACCAATCCGTCGATGTATGTCGCGCTCTCAAGACCCATAAAAACACCCTTTCACGCCTGCGATAGCACAGAAGCGGCTAATTGACGACCGTTTTATTCGGACAATCGTTTTCACAAACACACACCCACTTGCTGTTGTGGGCTTCAATCTCTACAACCGTCTCCGCTGTGTCGCTTGTGGCGTCATAGCTGATCGGCGTTGCGATCCTGCAATAGTCACTGACTACGGCGGGAGCGGTCGAAACGGTCGCGCAGCCGCTCGTCGCGGACAGGATCAGGAGTGGCCAAAGCTTCTTTAGCTTGTTCAACACGTTCTTCGACCTCCTTCATGTCTGCATCGCGCTGCTGCGCTTTACCAGCCTCAAGCAGCTGCCTGTCCCCAAACAGGCGAAAGATCGCCTGCAATAGACCCAGCAGCTGCTTGATGCCCTGTATCACTTGTATGGGTTCGCCGTGTCTTCGACACCGTGACGGATGAACGCAGCCATCAGCGCGGTGAACACCAAGTTGGCGGTCTGCATCAGATCAGCATCGCCAGTGAGGTACGCAGCGACAGCGGTGACGGTTGCAACGCCAGCCGTGATGTACGTTTTGTAGCCTTTAAACATAGTCATTCTCCTTATGCTTCGTTCGTAGAAACTTTGCCGCCGGTCATGTAGACCATCGTGCCAATGACGGCTTCGTCTTTAGGCCAGCGGATCGCGACGCACCGATCCTTTGAAATGGGGGCGATACTGACTTTGTTGCCTTGGTTGCCGCCCAAGACGTAGTAATGGCGAATGCTTTCGCCAACGTAGAAACCAACGTGGCCGCCGCCGATGCGGTCGAAGACCAGAATCGCGCCAGGGGCGATGCGGTCTGGCCGCAGGCGCGAGCCGTATTCAGCCCACCCCTTGGCGCGATACCAGTGCTTGGGGAAAGGCAGACCCGCCTCGTCCATGCAGTGCGCCACGAAGAACCCGCACCAAGGCGTCTCGTCGTCCGCCCACCAAGCCTTGAGCTTGGCCAAGCCGCGAACGATCCACGGGTTATGCCGTGGGCCTTTGATCTCGCGCTCACCGATCTTGCCGCGAGCGTAACTCAGCCATTTGGGGTCAGTCAACACGCGGTTAGCCCCCCAACTTTGCCTTGAATGCGGCCCACAAAAAAGCCACTGCTGTGCCTAGGCCAGCCGTCCACTTGACGAATGCCAGCACGTTGGTCGCCGTCTTCCAGGCGTCGAGAAGGTCTTTGGTGTCTTGGCGAAGACCCTTCATGTCCTCTTTCATCTGGTCCATGTCCTGTCGCAACAGGGCCAGTTCAACGTCGGTGTTTGGGTGTTCGCTCATTACGACAAGTCCTCTACTGATACGGTGACAGACCAGTAGCGCGTGATGCCAGCGGCAGTGGCGCTGACCGTGTACACAGCTTCCTTAAAGCCGCCAAAAGAAGTGGTTGAGTTGCTGAACGTGATGCTAGTAGCAGAGCCGCCGCTGGAAACGCTGGCGTTACCGCCGGTTCCTGTTTTTGTCCAAGTCCACACCGCAGATTGGTTGCAAGTGATGGTGACGCTGGCGTTCAAACTGCCGTAGTCGCTCAACGCCTGCGGCGCGCCAGCTGACGTGCCGCCGCTTGGGCTGAACGCCACGTCTGACGTGCCGAAAAACTTAGACATGGAGATTGTGCCGGATGCCGGCACTGCGCCGTTGACGCCAGAGGTACTGCCAGGGACGTTGGCGCCGCCTGCGTAATACTCAGACATGGCGATAGGGTTCGCGCCTCCAAACTCAGTCTGGATTTGGCTTAATGATATTGCGCCAGATGTTTGAAGAGTCACGCCGAAGCCCCCGCTAAGTTAGTTTGGCATAGCGGAAATTGCGTCTTCTGGCAATTCCAATTCTACCCAAGCCAATGTGGCTTCGTCCCAGCGATACAGCTTACCGTCATCCGGTTTCGGTGTGGGTGCATCCCACAAGCAAGTATCTTCGTTCAACGTCCATGATGGGAATGGCTGCGGCGCAATGAACGCATCGCGCTCTGCGTCATAGGTGAAGCCGATGCCAGCGTAGTTCATACGCAGCGGACGACCTTCAGGATGTTGGCCCCCGTGCGTGTTGTATGATGTCTTGACCCAAAGCGATGGGTCGCCAAATGCGCCCGTGTCGATAACCTCTTGGTCAATGACTAGAACTTCAGTAACAATGCCGTCTTCTACTTTTGCAAAATGAGCCATGATGTTTCCTTAGAATGTAATCGTGCCGGATGAGTTGAACACATAGACCGTGTTGCTTCCGACAGTGGTTATGGTTGGTGAGCCTGTGGTTGAGGTTGCTGCGACAGGGCATGACAAGATCACGACACCAGAGCCACCTTGTTGGGCTGGGGAGTTACACCCTCCGCCACCGCCGCCTGTGTTTGCGACACCTGCATTGGTTGTTCCGTCGGCTAGGTTTCCACCATAACCCGCTCCGCCTCCACCAGCACCTCCAAGTGATGTGGCGGTGCTGTAGTAGCCGCCACCGCCACCGCCGCCGCCGCCACGAGTAACTGCCGTTCCTGTAATTGAAGAAGAGAGTCCATCGCCACCCTTGCCGCCAGCATAAAAATCCCCACCAGCACCTACCGCACTAGCGCCGCCGCCGCCGCCTCCGCCGTAGCCTGAATAAGCAGTACCGCCCGCAAATCCTTGCCCAGTAGTCCCCGCTGACCCAGTAGAGCTTCCGCGACCACCACCGCCAGAGCCACCCACTGCGCCAGTACTGGAAGCATAGTTTGTTCCCCCGTAGCCGCCTCCTACCGCTGCTGTTGGGACATTGCTTATAGATGAGTTAGCGCCGTTGGTAAAAACAGTGCCTCCGCCCGCTCCACCGGCACCCACAGTTATCGTTAGAGTTCCTGATTGGGTTGCGCTTCCAGTTAGGTATCCGCCACCGCCACCGCCACCGCCGCCACTAGAACCACCTGAACCACCGCCAGCAACCATAAGATATGTAAATGTGGGGGCAACGAAAGTACCAAACGTAGCGTCCCAAGAGTTTGTGCCTGTTTTTAAAATCTGCACGGAATTAGCGGGGGGTACTAATGGGTTGGGGAAGGCACTTGCGTTTCCGTTGTTAAAAACAGAAACTCCCGCAACACTAAGCAAGATACTATTAGTGCCCTTATTCACAATCGTAATCACTGTCCCAATCGGAAACGCAACCGACGCATTAGTCGGGATCGTGATTGTCTGAGCGCCGGTGTTGGCAGAGTAGATATGCTTACCAGCGTCACCGAGGACAAGCGTGTAGTTGCCGCTCTGGACGTTCTGTGGGTAGGCCACCGCGTTTGATGGGGCTGCGCCCGACACCCAGCCCGTGCCATCGCTGGTCAACACATTGCCAGACGCTCCTGGTGAAGTTAAACCAGTGCCGCCTGACGTTGCTGGCGTTACATTGCCGCCAACCCATGCAGCGCCGTCCCATATCCAAGAGCCGCCGTTGGCGGTGTAGACTTGGTTCAGCGTAGGGCTAGTAGGGAAATCAAGTGCTGCCATTGCTAGTTCCTAAAACGTAATCGTGCCAGATGAGTTGAAAACGTAAATTGTGTCTGACCCGATCGTGGTGATGGTTGGTGAGCCTGTGGTTGATGTCGCAGCAGATGCTGTAGGCACACGAATGATGACAACGCCAGAGCCGCCAGCGCGGGCGGTTTGGCCTGAACCGCCGCCCCCACCTGTGTTCGCAGTCCCCGCAGTCGATTGACCTGTCGAGCCACCAGTACCGCCACCACCAGCGCCACCGCCATACCCCTGAAATGTTCCACTATAAGTATAATGAGCGCCGCCGCCTCCGCCCCTAGTGACGGCGCTGCCCGTGATTGACGAAGAAAGGCCCACCCCAGCGGATTGGCTGAATCCAGCAGCCCCCGCGCCGCCGCCACCCCCGCTGTAGTAAATTTGGGCGTATACGTTACTGTTGTATTCGTTATAGCCAGTGCCACCACTGTTACCTTGCCCTGCCGTGCCTGTCCCCGCAGCATTTCCAAAAGCGTCACCGCCACCACCAGAGCCGCCAGAAGTACTAGCAGTACCGCCGCCTATCGCAATTACTGATGAGCCTATGCTTGAATTCAAACCGTTGGCACTACCCGCGCCACCAGCACCAACCGTAATAATGTTGGTTCCGTAAGGAATATTTGCGGTAGCGGTTAAATAACCACCCGCGCCGCCGCCGCCATTTAATGTGCTGCCACCACCGCCGCCACCAGCTATGACTAAATAGGTGGCAGAAAGTGTCCTTTGTACTATTACGCCAAAAGTGGCCTTCCAAGTATTCGTGCCAGTTTTTAGCAGTTGAACGGCGTTTCCAGTTTGCAGCACAGGGAATGAAAGTGCTGTCGCGCTGGTGTTGGATTTTACTGTGACACCCGAAACACCCAAGAAAATATCGGTTGTCCCCTCATTCACAATCGCAACCACTGACCCAATCGGAAAAGCCACCGACGCATTTGTCGGGATCGTGATGGTTTGAGCGCCAGTGTTGGCGGAATAGATGTGCTTGCCAGCATCACCAAGAACAAGCGTGTAGTTGCCGCTTTGAATGTTCTGTGGATATTCAACCGCCCCCGCAGGTCCGGTTGCACCTGTGGCTCCGGTCGCCCCTGTCGGGCCTGTCGGGCCTGTCGCCCCTGTCGGCCCCATAGCAAACGTAACCCACTGCGATGTAGTGCCGTCGTCATAATAGATGTATGGAATGCCAGTTGTGCTGTTCCACCAGACATCGCCCTCTTCTGGAGAGGATGGCGCGGTTTCGCCGATGACAACGCTTGCGCCAGCGTCAGGAGCAACAGAAGTCCATGCCGTGCCATCGCTGGTCAGGACGTTACCAGCAGCGCCAACCGCAGTAATGCCCGTGCCACCATTTGCGACAGGCAATGTGCCAGCGACGTTGGTTGTCAGGCTTACAGTTGAAAGATACCCGCTGTCGTTGGTGAACGCCGAAAGCGCAGTGGGCTTGCCGGTCAGATCAGCATACGCACCGCTGAACGGCGTTGCCCACCCCGTGGCGTAATCGGTCGCAGACGTCTTCGCGAGAACTTGGCCGGTCGTGCCGCCAACGGGTACGCCGACACCGGCTGGACCCTGCGGGCCGGTCGGGCCTGCTGGACCTGGGCCAAGTGGGTCTAGTGCCGTCCCGCTGACGCTGCGAACGCGCATCCAGCTTCCGGCATACAGCGTTGTGTTGGTTGCCGAACTGCTGTTCTGAGCAAATTGAAATGCAAGCACTCCGGTGGCCGTGACCGTGACTACGCCGGAAACCTTGGCCGATCCTGTCCCAGAGTTGATGGTAAAAGCTGTCCCAAAAGCAGTTGCCTGCTGCTGGTCAGACGTGGTGCTTGCACCCTCGAATGAGTGATACCGAACTGAACTGGCAGTCCCGCTGAAGTTCAGCGTGTATTTGACACCAGGCCCCGATGGCGACGAGAACAGCGCATCCACCTCAAAAATGTACGTTCCAGCTGCAAGCGTGACCGCAAGGTCAGTGGCGACAAACGTGGTGCCGGTGTTTGTGTTGTTGACCGACTTGTCGGCCAACTGAGTTAGGCTCAAAGTGCTGTTGTCCGCATCAGCGCCGTCAGCCCCCGCCGGTCCCTGCGGACCCGTGGCTCCTGTAGCGCCCGTAGCGCCTGTGGTCCCCGCCGGACCTTGCGGGCCGGTGATGTCAGCAAGCGGGACGAGATCGATCCACGTCGTCGCGCCGACTACGCGCCATTGCAGATGCGTGGCGGTTTTCTGAATCTCGACAGACGGGCCTGCTGGACCGGCTGGGCCGGTAGCGCCTGCTGGGCCTGTGGCGCCTGTCGCTCCGGTAGCGCCTGTTGGGCCTGGGTCGCCCGTGTCGCCTTTCGCTCCGGTCGTACCTGTGGCTCCGGCGGGGCCGGTCGCGCCTACCGCTCCAGTGTCGCCCGTGAGGCCAATCGGTCCTTGTGGGCCGTCGATGTCGGCCAGTGCGACAACGTCGTACCACGTTGTGCCGTCAACGTATTTGTATTGAATGTGGGTCGCCGTAACACGCATCTCAATGCGCGACGACGATGCCGCTGCCGCAGCACTTGCCGCCGCTGCCGCAGCACTTGCTGCTGCGTTGTCTTCATAGATGTTGGTCTGCGGTGACTCACCGCCTGTGAAGAAGCTCGACGTAGACATCTATTAGTATCCGCTCTGAACAGTGTTGGTGGCGCCGGAAACCTCACTCTGACGAGCGTTCTCCATCAACCTTTGCATCGTGTCGTTAAACGTCTCCGACCACACCTGAATCTTCTCGACAGGTGAGCCGTGGTAGACGCCGGCTGCGACCAGCGCGCCGTACAGATACAGTTCGGGGGCCATCGCAAAGACGGCGTTCGTCGCGTTCGACGCAGACAGCGCGGTCGGCAGTGCGTAATACACCAAGCTAAGGCCGGTCAGGTCTGGACCTGGCGTTGGCCACAGGCGCAGATACACCGTCTCCCGCATGAATGAAATCGGGGTGCCTTGCGCGGCGTCACGGGCGTAGAACTCGGTCGTGGAAATGCGATCCAGAGCCTTGCTGTTGAAGATGACGTCTTTGGCTTCCAAGAAGTCGCCAGGGAACGCCACTTTGCCTTCGCTGTCGGTCGTGATGTTCGCGTACCGCTCCATCGGCGGGATGCGTAAGACGTGGAAGATGCGGTTCTCCGCCATCTGCACGAAATCACTAAGGCGGGCGTCTGAAATGTCGTCGCGGTTCAGCCAGTCGGCGATGGCGGCTTTCAGTTCGGTGTAGGTGGTTATGCTCACAACTTACCTCCGCGTGTCCGAAGAAATGCATAGTCTGGATCGTTCAATAAAGCAACCATGCGGATCTTATCTTCGGGTGAAGGGGCCATCGCGTTGATGCCGTACTTCTGCTTCCACTCAAGCACTACGGAGTAAGGGATGCTGGCGACCTTTGCGAAGTCGCCGAATTTCGTGCCGATACTCTCGGCCTGTGCGCGTTTGTTCGCGTCAATGATCGAAGTTACGTCCTGCGTGTGACGCAGCGTGTGAAGCCCCGTGTTGCGGTCAAACTCAAGGGTGGTTTTAAGTTCGTCGGACATCAGAGGCTTTCATTCAAGAGTAAAGAGGAGAGCGGCACCCAACTGCCGCCCTCCCCCTATTGCTTACGCGGTCAGTGCGCTTGCCAGACCCGATGCTTCGTCGTTTTCGCAAACGAGCGTCAGTTCGGTGAGCATCATGCGCTTCTCGCTGTCGCCGTCCTTCGCCAAGACCGTGGTGGCCATTGGGCGGAGAACTGCACGGCTCCAGTACTCGGTGTCGAGAACCAAGGCAGTGTTGGCGTTGAGGAAGCGGTTAGGAACCACCGCAACTTCGCCGAACGGCGAGACGTACAGGTCAACTGCGTTGACGACCTTCTTCTGCGTACCGAAATCGCGAGTGCGTCCCGAAGCGGCTGCGAAGCCGGCAACGATCAGCGAGTGCGATGGAGTAACCTGAAGCTGGTTCGGGTTACCGCCTGCGGTGAAGACCTTCTGCATAACGTCCAGAAGGATCGTTTCAGTGAACGCACGGTTCGTACCGTTCGTGTTGGTCGTGCCAGCAGCGATCTGGTTCTGAGCCGAAGTCAGTTCACGGGCAGTCGAGCCGTTACCAGCAGTACCAGCCTGTGCGTTACCCACCATCGCGAACTCGATGTCGCGCTTGATTTCCTTGCCCTTCTTGGCAACGAGGCGGGCCAGTTCGTCCGCACGACCGTAAAGGCCGATGGCGCGAGCCGTACCGGAGACTTCAACAACGCCCTTAAAGATCTGCGTGTTCGCAGACTTCAGCGTGGTGTCAGAAGCGGTTGCAGCACCAGCAGCCGCACCTTCAACAGCCTTGTTGGCTGCGGGTGAGGCCAGCTTGTCCTGCTGCCACTGGTGGTTGGTGGCTTTCGCCTTGGACGTGCCAATGGACGAAAGGAATGGAGTGTCGGTTGGCGAGATGTCATAGATGATGTCTTCGACATCTTCCTGCTTGCCGACCAAGTCATAAGTTTTTGCAACGCCAGAAATTGTAGCCATTTTGATTTACCTTAAGCGATTAGCCAAAAGCGCAACAGCGTCGTCTACCTTCCCAGAGTTCCGCAGCACTTCGCGCTGCTTGTTCATCTGTTTACGGTTATGAACGACCTTAGATTCCGTTGCCCTCTTGTCAGACAAAGTTTTGGTAGGTGCGACTTTGACTTTCTTCTCAGTCACGACCTTGCGACCCCTGTGGTACTGCATGGCACTCCAGATGGACCGAATAGCGCGGTGGTCAGCGATGTTGTTGAACTCTTCCGGCGCGAAACCCAACTCTTTGTGGGCAAACTCACCGATCTGAGCGTACAACTCGTTATTCCACCCAGGAATGGTCGTCTTCAAGACGGCCACCGCTTCTTTGGCTTGCGCCTTCAACGCGGCTTCCTGTGTCTTTTTGGTCCGCTCTACGAAGTCTTCCACCTGTCCACGGATTCCGTTGAACGTCTGGAGAGAGTGTTCGTATGCCTGCTTGGCCTGGCGGTACTGGTCAGGGTTTTCCACCGCTGCGCGCTCCCAATCAACGCCTTGAAAGCGTTGAACGTCAGCACCCACGGCGGTCAAGAGACTGTTCAGTGTGGAAGCGTAATACTGGCTTTCTTCTTCAACAGCCTTACGTTGTTCCGCAACTGCTTGCGTCTTCTTGGTGTAGTCGCTCTGGCGGAGGTATCCGAGTTTGACCTCTTCAAGCGTCAGCTTCTCACCTTCGATCTCGACTAGCTGTTCGGCTTTGTCGTCGTCGTCAGCTTCATCTGACTCCTCTTCGGAATCGGCTTCGTCCTCTTCGTCCTCGGTTTGGCCGTCTTCGGCTTCCTCGGAATCATCGGCGTCGGCTTCACCCTCGTCCTCGACTACTTCTACTTCGCCCTCGTCTTCGTCTTCGGGCTTAATGTCGGCTTCCGTTTCCGCCGTGTCCTCATCGGGGGCGGTGTACAACGCAGCCAAACGCTCTTCAGCACTCGGTGCAGAGTCCGTTGCGGTTTGCTCTGTCACTTCAAGTCTCCTGTGTAATCGAATCTTGCAATTGTTTCAACTGAAAATGATTGATGCGAGATGCGACATTGTTGACAAACATCTGCGCGGCGCGGTGCAGATGAAATAGGGTTTCACGTTCGGACTGCGCGCCCAGATCCGACATGAAGAGTTTTTGTTCGATATCCGCCAGTAACGAAGCGTAGGCGTCGTTGAAAGCGTCGTTGTTGAGCAAGGCACTGGCCTTTTCGGCTGACTGCTCTGCGCCATCAATCCCGTAGTCGATATCCATTATTCGGGTTCCTTAAAGAAGTCCGCCAGGCCGTCCGCTGCGTCTGGGATGACGCGCGTCTTGGCTGCTTCGGCAATAGCTATGCGTTTTTCTGTGATCGGGCGCTCTACGCGCTCGCCTGCCTTGTTGTAGCCGTATTTGAGCTTGGTGTACTCCTTGACCATCTTTTTGTACGCCTCGCGCTTGGCCTCGGCCTCAGTGCGGGGGTTCTTCTTCTTCTGGAAAGCCTCTACGGCCTTTTCAAAGTCAGTCATTCTCGTCCCCGCGATTGCCGTTCTTGTTCTGCTGCGCGGCGTTCAGCGACTCAATGTCGATGTAGGCCATGTCAGTCTGCTGTTCGTGGCGGAACTCTGCGGCCTTCAAGATGAGGTCGGCAGAATCCTTCTCCTGCTTCGCGATCATCTCTTGCGCCTTGGTCGACAGTTCGACACCGATCTTCTCGGCTTCAAGCACCAGCTTCTCTTCTTCGACGCCGGCCCTGCGCTCGTCGACCATGACCTTGCGCTCTTCGAACTCCAGCTTCTTCATCTCAATCTGCTGGGCCATCTGCTTCTGCTGTTCGGCCTGTTGCTGGTTCTGCTGCATACCCTGCTGGTATTCAGGCGACATCGGCGACAGGAGGTACTTGTCCCCGCCCTTCAGACCCATAAGGTCTACAGCGCGAGCCAACAGCGCGAACCGCTGCTGCGTCTGGTACATACCACCCAGCGTCTGGTCCTGCGGGTTCGCAGTCCACATCTGGTCAAGCATCGTCAGCGTCCGCGCCTCGGCGGCACGGGCATCCGGCGTCAGCGCCACGGCCACATCCATCTCGGTGCGTTCGCGAAGCTGCTTGGGGTCGATTGGCACATATTTGCCGCTCAACTGGATCATGCGGGGCTGGGTGTCGTTCTCAATCGCCAGGCGGTAGAGATCGAACATCAGCGGCTTGAGGAAGCTCTCTGCGAAGTTACGCGCCATGACCATCGTGCGACGGTTGCTGGCGTTCATGTACCGCGTGACCATGTCGTTGCTGTTCTGCTTCGACACGACGTCGCTGTCCAAGCCCTTCGACATCCGGCTGGAGCCTGAACGCGCTTCCTTCTCTTGCTCCAGCAACTCCATCGTCGTGAAGATGTTGGGGCTGATCTGCGGCGTGGCCAGTGGCTGCACGACAGACGACGGGTCCATCGCGTTGACGTCGATCACGGCGCCAATCTTGTTGTCGATGAGGTCGCGCGGGTTGC